ATTTCGGCGTCACTGGCTTCAAGGTCCTTTACAGTGGGTAGTGCTACGTCAATTTTATCTATAGCTTCGTCGACCTGTGCACTCACTGAGTTGTTTTCGGCAATGGTTTTAAGCATTTCATTGGATTCGGCTGAATCTGTTGATGGTATCTCCGGGAGATCAAATAGTTCACTTAATTTCTTAGTCATGCTCGTATTTACCGAGCAGGTTTGCCTTGGTGAAACATGTCAGATTCGGTTACCACTCTAAAACGCAGCCCTTGATCACGAGCCCAGGCATTGGCTGCTTGCCATTTATACATATTGAGAACTGCGGCTGCTTGGTCTCGCGCACTTTTTCCCGCGGCTTCAAGCGTTGTTTGTTTGCCAGGTTTTATTTCAATCAATTCGCCAATTTTTTCTCCGGATTTATTTTGATATATTATTAAAAAATCAGGAACGTAAATTGTGTTTTTATTTGTAAAAGGATTTTTATATGGAATATGTACAGCTTCGCTAGCCCATTGTAATACACTAGGATTGTTGTCGCAAAATCGCATAAAACTATGTTCCCAACTGCTTCTGTAATGCGGGGTTTTTTTACCTACATATTTGTCAGGATTTAAAATCTGATAAAATCCATTAGCATATTTCATTATGGCAATATGGCTCTAGTTACATATTTGTTCTGTATGGGTTGATTTTTTAGTCCCAAGAAACTAGTGCCAACTCGTTCAAAATTTAAAAATAGTGCAGTATATGTACTCAAGTCGCCGGGAGCAATTTTTCTAAATTCGTCGAGTGCCGACATTGGATTTACACCTTGTTTGATAGCAGTGTACATTACCGCACTGGCCAATGCTCTAGCACTTTCTTTGTTGTCGGCTATTTGTTCAAAATAAGCTACAACTGCTGCATCTATATTCGAGCTCACTTCAATTGGAAAATTAAAAAAGTTATTAAAAAATTTATCCGGGTTGGGTGGATCAATAGCGTTAGTATTGATTCTAGATAAATTAGTTGGATACGGTGTATCAGGATATTGTGTTTGTACCATTAGTTGTCCTTGGCTATACGTTGGTTACTAGGGACTAGAGGAAATGTTGTACCCATGTTACTGATACCACTTGAACTTAAATATTCTTGCTGTGTTGTCAAATTTTTATTTACTAAATTAGCACTGGTATCGTTGGTACCAGTGCCAAACAGCGAGGTAGTAAAAATTTTGCTATTAGACTGAATCATGTTCCCTGTGCCGGATTGGTTGATGTATTACCAATATATTTTGCTACTGAAGGAGCACTCAAACTATTAGATCCTAATAAATTGCTTAACTGTGATCCTGCAGCAAATTGGAAATTTTTAAACGGAGTTGCATTTAAAAGATTGGTAGCACCTGAAGCCTGTTGTATTAAATTGTTAGTTCCAGTCTGGAATGTTGCAATTGCACTTTGTGCATCAGTACCTGTGAAGAACGAACCTGCTTTTCCTAAACTTTCTTGCAAAGATTTTCCAATTTCAGCGTCAGCCAGTTTCTTTTTTTGCTCATTGGCAAAATTTATTGCAGAAGTAAAAGCATTAGTTGGAATCAAGTCGCTTGCAGTTGCTACCAGTTTATTACTTGCATCCTTAGTTAAGTCTACAACTTTGTTTAGATCCGCCCCGGTTACTATACCTTGAGCATCTTTGAGTAAGCCCGATATATTAGATGAGGCAGCGGCCAAAGGATTTCCTGTCAGTGAAAATGCTCCAGCTATACCTCCAGTGACAGCTGAAGCAGCGGCAGTAATATTAAAACCGTTACTGTTGACACTGCCTGGTGCCGAGGTTGTTTGTGTTGCCAAAGCTGACTGAAATCCTGTACCACCACCAGCTACTGCTCCTCTGTAAGGAATATATGTTGCATTTAAACCTGCACCAAAGTTTAATTGCCCGGAACTGGCTCCGCTGCGTAAAATATTTGTAAATGCCTGTGTTAGTTCGCCTTGGGCCAGATTCATAAGGTCAACATTTTTATTTTTTTGATAACCTCTAACCAATTTGAAGGCTGCACCGCCCCAATTTCCACCAGAGCCATCTGTAATGACATCGTCGAGAACATTTACTATGCCGCCTGGTCCTAGCAAGCTGTTGGTACCACCGCCTGCGGGCGTAAGTGGACTCGGCGATTTATCATAATGTAGATCAGCAAAGCCTCTGGCTACCTTCGTAGAACCGCCAGCATAGAGCACTGATTCGTACGAAATTGTCATTGTGTTTTCTAGAGTGGTTTCTTGCCCATTGGCGTGTGACCCGTGTCTATAACTTGTGATTATTGGATTTATTAATGTATATTCACTAAATCTTTTTTTATGCAAGCTGTATATACGAATGGCCTGTATGTACTGTGTGGAGATATTGCTATTACGTCTTGGACTATAACCAAATTTATTATACAATGCCCGTTGTCCTAATACCTGCTTGTTATTTCTAAGATACACTGGATTCAATGATCCTGTGGCATCACCATAATTGTTATCCATGTCACGGTAATAGTAGTTGTAGTAATCAAACCACAACTGTCTGATTACGTTGGCCGAATCATCGTGAAATGTAATATTAATATCTTCATATCGTATTTTAGTTTGAGCAATTGATGGTCTATTATAATTGTTATACGTCTTTGAATCAATTCTAAATCGCGGCAAGTCGGCTGATTTTACCAGCATGCCTGCTTCAATTTGTTTTTGTTGATTAATTGTAGTCAGCTCAGGGTTAAGATCAAAGTATACATGAAATAGCCAGGTATACTTGGGAGCTAACTCATAATTATTGTCAACAAACAATCTGGCTGCGTGTTGATAATCTTTAATATTATCACCGCGAGTAACCTGTTTTAAAAAACCATCAAAGATATTTGGCATACAAAATCCATTTTAAATTATTTATGTCAAAAAAAAGCCCGGTCAAACCGGGGCTTTTTTTATCTGGTATAAAACTTAAATAACACCAGTAATAACTGTTCCCAGTGTTCTTCCTACTAATGTACCAATACCAGTTCCAGTTGGGCTTTGGATAGCATTATCGTACATGATAGTTAACGCAATTGTTGCAGGAGCACTTTCGCCGTAAGCCATATCCCCGTAATTAACTTCAGATAATAATGCTCCGTACAATTCCCAAGTTTCTAATATGTTGGGTTGATTTGCACCATTGCCACCATCTAGCATTTCAAACTTGAGTACAAACTTGTAGTCTATACCAGAAGCCGCTGAACTCTGCTCCGAAAAATCAAATTGTTTCTGAATCTGTTCGCCTACTAGCTTGCTGACATTACCGCCTGCGTCGTCGCGTAATTGAACACTACATGTATTCCAACTTGGTTTACCTACCAAGTTTACTTTTGAGTTGTAAACATCGATCGTAAACGGATTCATATTCAAATTAGGACGACTGATACTTTCAACTTGTTTTGTCATTTCAACACGATCGGTACTAACACCAAAATTTTCAAACACAGCACGGAAGCGATATTTTAATTTAGGCATTAGCAAACCTTGTGCGCTGGCACTTTGATTAGTTGCTAAAGGAACTGTAAATTTGTTAAGTGAGGCAATTGCCATTTGTTATCTCCTGTTATAGGTATTTACCAAAAATTAGTTGGAATCTATTGGAGCCAATGAGGCTCCAATATATACCCATATTATACTCCTGCTGCAATGTCACCTGGATTCTTCAATCGAATCGGGATGTAAATAAATTCAACATCTTTCATTGGTTCAATTGCAATATCAACATAAAGCTCATTACGTGCAATACGTGTTGGTGTGTTATTAGTTTCGTCGCAAACAACTAGATAATCGTATACACCGCGCTTGGCAACAAGATCGTTAATAGCACCGCTTATAATATTAGAGATCTGATCTCGTGTAATCTTGTCGTTTGGTTCAAACAAGAAACCATTGCCAGCAGTTGCAAGAATTGTACGCAAGTAATTAACCAAACGTGCAACATTGATACGATCTAGACTGCTTGCGGTAGGGTTACGAGTTTTTTGTCCCCAAACCACCAACCCAATACCTGGTAAATTAGTAATTGGATTGATTCTATTTTCATACAAGGTGTCTCTTAGACCTTGGCGAATACCATCAAATGTAAATTCACCAGTGGCAGCATCAATATAACCAATATTGCTTGCATTATCAACCAGGCCGCGTCGTGTTCCTGCTGGTGCAAACCACTGATAGCTAACGTTATCATTGAAGATAATTGTACGTAATGCCATATGTGTTGCAGGCACTACAATGGTATTACCCTGTAAGTCTGATGTTTGTCCACATGGATAATACACTCCCAGATATGGACTAGCAGTTGCCAGGCCATCACCGTTAGTATTGTTGCTCCAATTAGCAATATCAATGGCATTAGGTGCAAGACGCATAGGTGTATCACCTACTACAAATGCGGTCTGCGACCTATCGTTATTCAACGCAATCATTTCGTCAATGAGTTCCGGATATCCTGGAGCAGCAATTAAATTGAACTGAAATTGATCTTCACGTACTTCGGTATTGGCTATAAGTGCCGCTTGCATTGCTGCTGTTACCATCCTACGTTGCGCCTGACGTCCCATGTATGGACTACCATTGTCTTTGAGGCCACTTGCAGTTTGCCAGGTATCTTTGATGGTAGGCAACGAACCCGCTGCACCAGGTACTGCTGGCAAATCTGGATATGCTGCTGCATTAAATTTATTGCCTACAAATTGTTTTACATTATATCCACTACGTCTTGTATTAAATAACAACATACCACGTGGATATAATCTATAGTCAGGTGCATCCTGGTCTATGTAATTGCTTGCTAACAAATCAGTAATACTGGGTAATGAACCAGTAATTACGTCTGTTGTACCATCGGTGTCCCAACGTGCATCAGCAAATACGATACCATTTTGACCAACTTGATCGGTATTGTCTATTAGAATCCATTCAGACCCATCATAGCGATATAATGCTGGGTAATTTTCTAGGTCGCCGCTATCTAACCATAAATCGCCGCCTACTAATGCAGTGACTCCATCGCTTTGAAACTCTGGTTCGCTTGCACTTACAATTACACCTTCGGGGTCAGTGTTAGCCAGTGTATAACCCCTAGCATCAGTTTTACCAGTCCAGTAAGAACTCTTGTAACCTTTCCACCCACCAATATCATTGATCATGATATCAACACTTGCCGGATCACTGTAATACCATAACGTTCCATCCGCAGGTGCTTGATATGGTTCGG